GATGAGGCGGCCCCGCAAGGAAAACCGGGCGTGTAGCTCAGCGGGAGAGCACTACGTTGACATCGTAGGGGTCACAGGTTCGATCCCTGTCACGCCCACCATTCCTTCCAAGGGCTTAGCGAGCGATCGCTAAGCCCTTTGCTTTTCAACTCACCACAGACTCACCACACGGCGACAAGTCTGGGGGCAGTTTGGTTGTTGGTGAGCCGGCCGCTTCAGGAGTTCCGAGGCTTCGCACGTTTCGCATACGAAGAAATCTTCGCCCTAAATTGGGCTTATGCCGCCTCGCACAGCCGATCGAATATCCCGACTGTCAGGAACATGCGCTCCGGCCGCTCGACCTCAACAGGGGTTTCCCCGGCCTTGGGGACGCCCCTCGCCTTGGCGAGCGCAATCGGCGCCGTGAACATGAAGTCGAACAATCGAAGCGACAGGCTGTTGTGGGCGTAGACGCCGCGCGTGTGCTTCGACTCGAACGTCTTGCATGCCGGCGAGCAGAAGCGACCGTTCTTCGCTTTGGTGACGAACGGAGCTCCACAGGCTTCACATATCCGCGGGTAGCTTGTCATCCGGCCATAGCTGTCGGCGCAGGCACGCGAACAAAACTTCTGCACACCGCCGTGCTTCTTAATCGCCCGAAACATCGTCCCGCAGGCCGGGCACGCGACATCCTGATGAACGGCCCGCGCGGCAGCAGAACAATCTTGCGAGCAGAATCGTTGCGTGCCGTAGTGACCTGGATTCATCGGTCGAAACGGATCTCCGCACCACTCACAGACGAGCGGTGGCAACTTTTCCCGGCGAACCAGCGCCTGCGCAGCACGGGTTACCCGGCTGTTCATGGATTGCTGCTTGCTATGACGATCCTCCAAGGCTGCGCGTGCGCATTCCGGCGAGCAAAAGCGCTGATTTCTCCGGCCCGATATCATCTCGTCCGGCATCGGCTCGGCGCAGCGAGCACAGTAGTCGCCGCGATCGACATAACGCGCCTGCGCTTCCTCCCAAGTCGGGCGTTTGGCCCCGATGATGCGAAGCCCCTCGGCTACAATCTCCGCGGCCTCAAAGTCGGCTACCGCCCACCGGTTGCCATCAAGGACGAGCCCCGACCGTAGGCCCGTGCGAGCAGCGGCTTCGTACTCAAGAGGCGTGGAACGCCAGCCTTTCAGAAGATCAATGATATCGGAGACGACATGCTTCCGCTTCTCGCCGCGCAAAGGTCTCTTCGAAGCGGCCGACTCGGATTTCAGAAGCGGCAGGCCGACCTTGCGCTTCTCGCCATGGCGGTAGATTCCCAAAAGGTAGGTCATGCCGCAGAAGGCGCTGGCGGGGCGGCGCTTGGCTCGTCGAATTTCCTGCCACTCAATTTGTGGTGGAAGCTTTGCGCGGATCATGGCGTCCCTCGGTCAGAAGTTCGCGTCGAACAGGGCGCTGGAAAGTGGCCGAGGGGATACCCGCGGCGCTATTTTGGTGCCCGGTGGCGGAGTCGACTCCGCGATCTCGTCGAGGAAGGCGGCGTCCATGGCCTTCAGCACCACGACATGACGCGGTTCGATCGGGATAGTGAACAGCCACGCATAGGCCGCGATCTCGTTGAAGGCGATCGGCAGCGGGCCGTTGAGGCCGGCTTGCCTGGTCCCGCAGAGATCGGAAAACCAGCGCCACAGGAGTTCGCCACCGGCCGGGATGCGCGGCCGATCGCCTGCCTTGAGGTTGCGTCGAACTTCGGCGCAGAGGAGCTTCTGAAGGTCGGCCATCAGGAGAACTTCCCGGACTTGATCATGCCGCCGTTGCGGCTTTCACGGTGAAGAAACTCGATCATGTGCTGATCGAGGACGGCCTTGGCCTCGGCGTTCATCCGTTTTGCCATGGCCTCATCGGCCTGACGATTGCCGCTCGACTGAACGGCGACGTTGACGGTCGGGCTGTAGACGGAGGTGTTGCCACCACCACCAGCGCCGTGAGCGGCAACGCCGAGCCGACCGGAGGCATCGCGCCGCAAGGGCATGATGGCTTCCGGGCCGGCCTCGCCCATGACGCCGGTGCCGGAGGCAAACTTGAACAGCGTCGGTTTGTCGACGACGCCACCGTTGGCAAAGGGGATGACGCCGGCAGGGCCGAAGGCGTTGCCCTTGGCCGAGAACAGCGCCCCGAGCCAAGACAAGAATCCCCCGCCACCATCGCCACCACCGCCGCCACCGCCGCCGTTGAAAAGACCATCGAAAATCGAGTCGAGCGCCATATCCAACAGCTTGTCGGCCATCGAAGACAAGGCGTTGGACAAAGCCTCGGTAGCGTCCTTGCCCTGCAGGAGATCAGAGATAAAGCCCTTGAGGGCGCCGGAGGTTGCATCTTTGATGCCCTGGTTCCACTCATTGAGCTTGTTCTGCGACTTGGCGAGGTCAGCCGCATTCTGTTCGGCCTCCGCCATGCTGGTGGCGAGGTCGGAAATCGCCTGCTTCTGTTCCGGTGTCAGGCTGAGATTGGCGCGCTGCGCCTCGTTCAGCATTTCCTGCTCGTGCCGGAGGCGCGATGCTTCCTGCGCCGTCTGTCCGACTGCCGCCGCCTGGGCGTTCTGCAACGCGATGTACTCCTGCCCCGACCGGATGATGGACTGGTAGGTGTCCGCCTGGCTTTTCAAGCCGGGGTCCATATTGCCGAGACCGAGGGAAGTCTGGTTATAGGCTTGGCCGATGGTCTGGTCCGAAACGCCCTGCAAGCTGGTCCACCGGCCCCGGAGGGTGTCCACATTGCCGCCGGACTGGCGGATGAGCTCGTTGGCGAGCCGATCCTGCATCGCCGGATCGAATGTGTCGGTGCCCTTGAGCCCGAGCTGCGACATGAGGTCGCGGAGGGTTGACCGGGTGATCTGGTAGCGGCCGACGGCCGAACTGTTGAAGGTGTTCGAGGGATCCGCGAGCATGCGGCCCTGAAGCGCCATCACGTCGTCGAGCGTCATCGTCGTCAGCGACACCGGGCCGCCGGTGAACTTGCCGTAGCCGAGCGTTTCATTGTAGCCGCGTCCTCGGTCGGTACCTTCGGTCTGGCCGAGCAGATCAAGAAGGCCATGCTCGCCAGACGGCGGCTCGGACAGCGGCAGACCGGCGGCCTTGCGCTGGTAGTAGTCGTTCAGGGCCTCGTACTTGGAACCGGCGCCTTCCAGCCGCTCGGCAGCGAAGCGGCTTTGCTCCTCGTTGAGGCGCTTCTGGGCCTCCGCCGCCGCGTTGAGCGCCTGTCCGAGCGTCTGCGCATGCTGCGCCGCCTCATTGTAGAGGCCTCGCGACATGAGGTTGTTGAAGGTCTTCGTCTCGTTGACGAGGATTCGTGTCGATGCGCTCGACTGATCCTGAGCGGCCTTGAGGCCGACCAGGGCGCGGGCAGCGTCACCGGCATCCTTGGTCGTTTCGAGCAGAGACTGCGCCAGCTTCCGGGTGTTCTCGTCGACGCCGTCCATGGTGACGATGTCGGCGAGCGCATCCCGGAAGGCGAGCATGGCCGACGGGTCGTCGGCAGCATCCTTCAGTTTCTCGACGGCGGCCGACAGTTCGTTCAGCCCCCTGGGTGCTCCGGCACCGGCGCTGCCCGTGAGGTTGGCCGTGGCGCTGGCGATATTCGCCAAGGCGTCACTGAACCCGATCGTATCGGCAGAATTGTCGATGGCCGTCGAGGTGGCAGACTTGATGCCCTCAGCAAGAACGCGCCGCTGCTCCGCGACCTGAGCCGCAACCACCTTGGCGCTTTCGGCGGAGTAGCTGGCGGCGCCGGCCGCCGCTTCGCCCCAAGCGGCCTTGATACTGCTGATGATGGCCGGCTGCTTCTTGAGGGCGGCAGCGAAGTCGTCGGCGTCCTTCTTCTTCATGAAGTACTGAACGGCCGCGCCACCGGCGGCGATGAGGCCGATCGTCACCAGGTTGACCGGCGACAACATGCTCATGAAGGCGGCGCCCACCGCGCCGACGGCGGTCTTGACGCCACCGGCACCATTGAGCACGGCGCCGAGCTGCGTTCCCTGCTGCAGGGCGACGGTGAAGGGAGAACCCCCGCCCTGAAGCTGGATGGCGATATCCTGAAACTGCGCAGCAATGTTGCCGGTCTGTCCCCTGAGGTTGTTGGCAGCCTTGGCGGCGTCATTGGTCTTGGCCGCCACCTGCTGCATCGCCTTCGAGGCGCGACCGAAGCTGCCGACGTTGGTTCCGACCGATGCGAGCGCTTTGTTGATATTCGCCGTCGAGCGGATTGCGTCGTCGCTCATCTGCTTCGTGGCGCGGTCGCTCGCCAGCGTCATCTCCCGATAAGCGCGGGCGGTAATGCCGTTCGCCTTCGCCATCTGCTTTTCGAGATCGCCGAGCTTGGCGACAATCGAGATGGCGAGCTGTTCGTCATTGGCGGCGGAAAGAGCGGACATCAGACCGAGCTCCAGTCGTCGAGGTCGCCCTCGAAGGTGTCGTAAGAGGAAACGCCGGTCTCGCCGGCGGCGGCGCGTGCAACGGCCATGGCGCAGGCAACGGCGCCGTCGATCTTGTCTTTCGAGCGGCCCTTATGGAACAAGTTGTTACCGGCCCTGTCGGTTTCGACGGCGATGTTGTCGAAGTGCCAGCGCAGCACGGGATGGCCGCCATGGCGGAAACGGCCGCCGATGATGGCGCGCTCAAGTTCCTTAATGGCTGGCCCCATGGTCACCCAGCCCTGACGGAAACTCACGGCCGGATAGCCATCCTCGAGTAGGTTCTGCATGATCATGCGGCCGTAGTGCGGATCGAAGGCGATTTCCCGAACTTGGAACCGGGCGCACAGCTCGCGAATGTGGTCCTCAACCGCGCGGAAGTCGACGACGTTGCCCGGCGTCGGGATGATGAACCCCTGCTCAGCCCAAGCTGGATAAGGCACATCGTCGCGATCGGCGCGGCGCCGCAGGTTGTCTTCCGGGCAGAAGAACCACGGCCAGACCGCGAAGCCGTCATCACCGTCGCGCCAGGCGGCAACGACGGCGGTGAGGTCGCCGTTGCTCGACAGGTCGACGCCGAGCCAGCACGGCGCCTGCCGAGCCTCCAGATCGTCGAGATCGACCTCGAACCGGCCCTGGTCGTAGATCATCATGTCGACGAAGGGCGAGGCAGAGTGATCGAGCCAGAGGTTAAGGTTGTACTGCTGGAAGCTCTCGCGGTCGGACGGCGAGACGATCGCCTTCTTGGCCTTGTCGCGGTAGCTGGCGAGGTCGGGATAGCCGTGCGGCATGCCTGGATTGACGGCGAACCACAGGGCTTCGTCCCGCCAATCGTCATCCTTCTCGGCGGCGAAGATCACCGGCAGCGTGGCCGGGTCGTCGATTTCGCCGCGCTGAACCTTGATGGCATATTCGACCGTCTTCCATGCCAGGTTTTCTTGCCCCCGGCCGGCGGTGCTGGCGACGATCATCAGGGTGTTCGGCACCTTCACTAGGGCTGAGTCCAGCGCCTCCCACTGCTTGCGGCCGGCGCTGCCCTCCCAGGCGTGCAGCTCGTCGGCGATGACGACGTTTGGCGTCTTGCCATGCAGAACCTTGCCGTCGGCCGCCACGGCAACATAGCGGGACCGTTGCTTTACGAAGGTGATCGACGAGGTATAGTCGCGCACGGCGAGGTGCCGCAGCATGCGCGGGTCGTTCTCGACGATCAGGCTGGCTTCCTGAAACAGCTCGCGCGCCTGCTCATGGGCGGAGGCGGCCGACACAGTAAGCCCGCCGGGTATGCGCTCTGGCCCCATGAGATGCAGCAAGGTCAGGGCGGCGCACAGGCTGGTTTTCCTATTGCCGCGCGGCAGTAGCAGCACCAGGCGCCGGACGATGCGCGTTCCGTCTGGATGGCGCGGCCCGTAGAGGCGCCGGACGATACGTTCCTGCCACGGGTCGAGCTGGAAGGGATGGCCCGGCGCCGGGTTCTTCGGGTGCCGCAGCCGGCGAAGCCACTGCACCGCCGCTTCGCCGCAGCCGAGCGGGTCGGGGATGTCCGAGCCATCGTCGATCCACGCCGGGACAAGCATTCGTCACTCCAATAGGTCGTCGTCTTCGTCGGACGGCCGGACGGTCGGCCGCGAACGGCTGACCGGCGTGAGGCCCAGCTCGGCGGCGAGCAGGCGCGCCGTCGTCACGGCTTTGTCCTGGATGCGGAAAAATTTGGCGAAGGTGTCGGGGTCGAGCTCCCCGGCGGCGATCTCCGCCTGAACCTCACGGACGCGGCCAATGCTGAGGCAATAGTTCTCAAGGCTGCCGAGGTCGGCCACCGTCAGGATGCGGCGCTCGACCAGCGGACCGATGACGCGACGCCACTCTTTCCGGGCCTCGTCCGGCAACCACTTCGGCGGCGGTGGAACCTTGCGAAAGGCGCCGTTGTCGACGACGAGGTGAGGCTTGGTTCCTTTCATGACACCCTCACGCAACGCAGCTCGAGGCCGCGGCGCCGGCCGATCTCGGTCAGCTCCTTGATGTTGTGGGCCGCGCCGCCGTAGACGATCCGGTCGGCCGGAGTGACGCCGGCAAGGTAGCGGGTACGGAACACGATGACAGTTTCCGCCTCGGCGCCATTGCGGATGAATTCCTCGGTGCTGGCGCTGACGATCTGCGCCCGCAGCGTGGCGACCGGCGACCAGGTTTCGACCGGTGTTCCGAAGTCGTCGATGGTGTTGGTGAACCGCTCGATAGTGATCAGGCGATCGAGGCTTCCCGCGCGCATCAGCCGATCTCCTCGACTAGGGCCTCGACGGCAGCGACGGCATGGCTGGTTTCGCCATCCGGATCGCGCAGGAAGCGGATGGAACGAACACGGGAATCCGAGCAGTGGAACCCGGTCCCGGTGAGGTCGAGGCGCAGCTTCAGAGCCGTGCGAATGGCTCCGGCGATCGCCTTGACGCCGGCCGTCGACGGCTCGCGCTTCCAGACATGAATGTCCATGTAGATGCGCACCAGGTCGCGGGCGATGGCGTTGCCCTCGTCGACCGACTGCCCTTCGCCGAGGATGATGGACGGGTCCGGCGCCGGCAACTCGTTGCGGTCGAGGATCGCCGCCGCCGGAACAAGTGCCGTCACCGCCGCCGTCGACACCAGGCGCGTGCGCAGGGCCATTTGAAGGGCAATCTCCGGCGTCATTTGCCTCAGCTCTCTTTGATCACTTTGCGGGCCTCGCGGCGAAGCCGGGCGACAACAGCCTTCTTGTCGAGCTTGTAGGCAGCCCAGAAGAATGGCTGCGCGGGCGTCTTCGTGGTGCCGTATTCGACGAGATGCGCGTAACGGACGTCGGTGTTGCCGGCCGTGATCATCGCGCCGCCCTCCGGTGCGACCGTCGAACCGCCTGGTTGGCTGTAGGGTGGTGTGCTTTTGTCTCCGGGCGTCACTACGATGCTGTCGCGGAGCTTGCCCGTATCGAGCGGAGCAAGGACGCGCATGTCATCGGCAACGCGGTTCGCTTCCTCGACGGCGATCGCCGCCATGCGCTCCTTGAGGCGCGCCGGGATGGCGTTGAGCCGACGCTGGATGCGCGAGAGACCGCCGTCGTCAGCCATCGAAGGAATACTCCCGGTAGCCGTTGACGATCTCCTGAACGCCAAATGGCAGGACATAGCCGTTGACACCAATCAGGCTAGCCTCGCGGTTTTCGTACCAGTGGGCGGCAAGCAGGCTGACCGCCTCGACGAGCGCCGCCGGGATCGGGTCTTGGCCGGCGCCGCCGTAGCGGGTCGCGATCTTGAAGCCGAGCTGTCGCTCGATGTAGTCCTGCGCGGCGGAGATCTTGCGGCCGAGAAGGAGGTCGTCATCCGTGCCGATGTCGTCGGTGAGGTTGAGCTGTTCCTTCAGCTCAGCAACGGTGACGATAGCCATTTGCAAAAACTCCATTTTCCGCAAATCTTGAGATGTGGACCCCGCGCCGGTCCCCGGCCTAGGGCCGAAGTTCCTGACCACCCCGGGTCAGGCGATGGGGATCACCCTGAGTTCGCCGTCGGCCGTGTCGCGGATCACGCGGTAATGCGTGACGCCCGCGGGAAGCCGGAGGTGGAACTTCTCGCTGGGCTCGATCGGCAGCATGCTCGCGCTCGATTTGGCGGCTGCCGCAACATCCGACCCGCCAAGGGCGACGTAGCAGCGGGTATCGGCCGAGAACAGAACTTCGCGGGCGTCATTCAGGTTGCCGATGGCAACGGCGCTCGAACTGGTGGAGCTGACAGCGGTGGAGGTTGCCAAGGCGAGGTTGTAGACCCTCGTTCCAAGCATATTCAGCTCAACCCGTTCACTGACGACACGGGCGAACGTACCATCGCCCATGTCTTTCATGCGTTCCGGCCCAAAGACTGTTTCGATAACTCTGTCAGCCATGATAGTTCGCCCTCAAGTCGAAGCGACGATGCGCACGGCGTTGCTGTTTACGGCAAGCGAGACGTTGAGCTTAATCTCGTTGTCCGCACCGTCGAGCTGTTCTTCCGCGCTCATGACCAGGGCAATATACTTGCGCTCGGATGCGTTCGGGACGGTCGTGCCGGTGTGGGTGCCCGACTGCGTGCCGCTGGTCGTGATGGCGTTGCCACCATTCGTCGCCGACACGGTGAAGCTGTTCGCATCAACCACCGTCTTGACGAAGTACGTGGTGCCGGCGGTCAGGCCGGTCGGCAGGGCGCCAGTCGTCGAGAACTGGATCTTGTTGCCAACGACCAGACCGTGCGCCGCCAAGCCAATTACGCCGGGCGTGGCGATGGTCATCGTCACCGGCGCCGACCTCGCGGGCGGGGCATCGTTGAACACGAGCTTGAACGCATAACTGTCCTTCGTGGCCTGAGCTGCGATCAGTGCAGCCTGGCCAGCGTCGGCAGCATCGGCAGCACAGACGAGTTCCTGCGTGCCGGCGTCGCGCGTGCCCTTCATCTTCTTGGTACGGGCCTCGCCGACCAGCTTGACCGAGATCGCTTCAGAGGAGTCGCCGATCTTGCCGAGTCCCGTGAGGCCGCCGATCTCAGTCCAGGTCTGCGAGGTGAAGTCGCTCTCCACGAAGTCGGCTGACTTCATCGCGAGAGCGCCGCCGATGTAGAGCTTGCTACCGGCCGTCGCATAGATCGTCATGTCCGCTTCTCCTGCGCCTGTTTTGCGCTGCTATGGCAATGCTGGCACAAGGGTTGCCAGTTGCTTCGATCCCAGAACAGCCGGTCATCGCCCCTGTGCGGCTTGATGTGGTCGACCACCGAGGCGGGTTCTCCGCAGCGGCGGCAGGTGGGGTTGAGCTGAAGGAAGGACCGCCGTTCGGCATCCCATGTGCGGTTGTAGCCGCGCGCTCGGGCGCTGGGACGCTTCTCGTCGAAGCGGGCCTTGCGTTCCCTGTCGCGCTCGACGGCCTTCGGGCAACGCTCGCCATCGGCATGAACGCCACCACAAAGGCCACAGATGCGAGGAGCGCGGATCGGCATGATCAGGTCACCGGGCGCTGACGGGCGTTACCCTTGATGAGCAGGGCACCGACGGCGATCGAGGTTCCGCTGTTCTTGGTCACCACCAGGCGGAGGTACCGCTTGAAGCCGCGATAGCCGACTTTCACGACACTGTCGGCCGAAAGCGAAGCCGGGAAGGCGCCCTGCAGATCGTCGGCATCGACATCGGCGAAATCGCCCGACGTGGTCGTGTCGCTCTCCTGGACCTTGGCGGTATAGTCGCCACTGCCGACGATAGCGCCGGTGTTGATGACAATGGCCGCACTCTCGAAGCCGAGAAGGTCGAGGGCGGCGCCGGTGGCGGTGGCGGCGATGACTGCCGGTGCAAGCGCCTGCACGGCGCCGATGTTGTTGACGATGTCACGCATGGTCTGGTTCTCCTCAGGCGGCCATCTTCAGCTTGCGGAAGCGGGCGGCCTGCAACACGCCGCCGCCGACGCGGCGGGTAGCGTGGATGCGGGTCATGCCCACGGTGGCGAGCAGGTAGGGGTTGACGAGGATGCTGAGGCCGACGCGATCGACGATGCGATAGGCGGAGAAGTCGCCGTAGATGATCGGGAAGGCGTTCGCCTTGATGTCCGGCATGTCGACCATCTCGACCACCGGACGGCCCAGGATGGTCTCCGGCTGACCGGCAACATAGGCCGGCTGCCAGAGATAATTGCCCTGCCCGTCCTTCAACTTGCGCAGCGTAGCGAGCGTGGTGCCGTTCATGGCCCAGCTACCGGCGTTGCGATAGGCGGCCGGCAGCGCATAGAGTAGCGAAATCAGCGCATCGGCCGAAAGGTTCGTCGCATGGCCGTTGAGGGTGAAGCCGATATCGGCATTCGTCATGAACCCTTCCGGCTGGAGCGGGCCGCCGCCGTTGACGAAGGCTGTCGCTTCCTTCTTGCCGAAGTCCTCGGCGAGCGCCAATCGGACTTCCGCCTCTGCCTGTCCGGCGCTGTCGGCAAGGAGCTGGTTGGAAATGTCGACGAAGGTGTTGATCTCCCGGACAGGGATTTCCGCCTGACCGAGGCCAAGGCCGCTTTCCTCCTGCGACTGGGTTTCACCCTTCCACTTCGCGTTCGTGCCCGAGGTGCGCTTCGGATAGATCACGCTCGGTGCGCCGGTCGAGCGAACCGAGGCGATGGAGCGCACCGGCGACACTTCGACGAGATCGCGAATGAACTCGGTCGACATCTCCGCC